CCCACCAAACACACGAGCAACGGGCGATGTTCCTAATTCTGCCAATCCAGCTTTGTAAAAACTTAACGCATTAGTATGTAAGACATCGCCAATAGTCGATTCAGTAAACCCAACTATACCAAGCCCTTTATGATTAAATACCACGATAGGCCCAGGTTCGACTACGGGAGGGCCAGGATCGCCAGTACCATCATCTCCAGTCACAATCGATCCTGACGGAGCGTTTATTTTCATTTTGCCTTCGAAATACGAATTGCCACTTGAATCCAAACTGATTACCGCTTCGTCTGCAACAAGAGTTGAATTGTACCGCACAATATCTAGCGTGGTTCCATCCCACGTAATCGCAGGCTTATTATTCGCTGTCGGGCCAATCCTCATACTGCCTGTAGCAGAATCGAAAGTGAATGTAGTTGTTGATGCAGCGCCAACATTTGTACCAAACTTTACATCACCAGACGCGTCAATATCAACTGTCTGATTGCCGCCTGTCCAAGATTGGAATGGAACGTTATTGAGCCTAACAACCTCATTACTGAATCTCAAATACGAAGCAGAATCGGCAACGCCACTCCCAAGAAACATTCCGTACTCATCTGGAACGCCTGCGCCAGATACACCATACAAGTTCCCAAACCGACCGCGCAGCGTCAAGTTAGATGGATGCGTAGTCCATGTAACGATCTGTGCATATGGCGAGTTCTCTGCGTTTAGACCATCAATAGCATTAACTTCATAATAGCCATTCCCACTAACGCCAAAATCCAGAACAATACTATCTGCATAAATAGTGCCAGAAGCGGCTCCAGGTGTCGTAGCGTGTCGCGTAAACGTCCAATGCTGTACTTTATTTGCATCATCAACATAAGATGTGACCGTTCCCCATGCCCAAGCAACCGTTAATCCGCCACCCGCTCTGCTGAATTGCCGCAAAGCAACAAAATCTCCGCTCTGGAACACAGCCATACCTTCAGCAGATGGCAAATCATTCACATACAACGTGCCCGTATTTCCAGCAGTTGGCAACACGAAATCTTGAGCTAAAGTTGTCACGGATTTCGTGATAATCTGACCACCAGCAAGAGCCTGCTCTAAATCTGCTATGAAGCTCTTTACAACTAGCTCATCAGAGTATAAATATCTAAAGTCGCCCGCTCCACCATATGTAATTTGCCATCCGGTTAGCTGCGATACCCAATCTTGGCGACCGATACTTACGTTGCTTCCCATGTAAACAGAATCGCCCGTCGGATTCAACCACAAATAAGTGGTTGGCGATAGATACAAAGCAGTTGCAGCCTTCGTACTGATAATCGGAGTAAACAGTTCCGTTAAATACAGGTATCCAGCACTTGTCGATTCAAGCACCTTACTGGTCGCGCCAGGGTCAGATGATGTCGTCAGTAAAATTTGATCTGCGCTAACGCTCAAACCGATAGCACCACTATTTGACACGGCAACATTCAACACACCGGAAGACATCGTTAATCCGTTGCCAGCAATAGTGGATAAGTTCTGCCACGCTGCCAAAGTTCCCGATCCGGTTCCTATAAACTGATAGGTAGCTCCAGCCGGAATACCGACCGCATCTGCACTAACTGAAATCATTGTGCCAGCACCAACAGCCATCACTCCCGCTGTCCACGTCAAACCAGCGCCAGCAATAGATGAAGCTACCGCAACCGCATCCGCCGAAACACTAATGCCATCACCTTGGCCAACACTTATCACGCCAGCAGAATACGTTAGGCCAGCACCAGCAACACTGGCGTCAATCTCGAACGTTGTCGTACCGACAATCTCGGACGAGTAAATTTTTCCAATCCGATTCGTCGGCGTCCCTATGTTATATTTCGCATCAAATCTCGGAACGATGTTTCCGCCCATCGAGTTGTTCGCATCGTTGTTCCAGATATACGGTTTTAATGCCGTGAGTAACTCGTTTAACGAAATTTTCATTTAACCACCCGTATCTACCTCTAGTTGTGCAATCACAAATTCCGCCTTGTCAGGTAAACCACGCGGAGTGATACTTGCAATGCCAGATTTTAAATCACAACTAATTGACCCTATCACAAAACACGTTAGAATGAAATCATCACCATAATACCCCTGAGATAATTTTACCATACTTGGCGCATATACAACATCACCTGCACGCATATGCCAGGGAGCACGATGGCCGCTCGCCCCGCCAGATCGAATACTACCAGCAACACTAATAGACGATATCGATGCTGCGTTTAGCTTGTTCAGTAGACTCGTCTCAATCGTCAACAACATTTCGCCTTCGCCAAGATTTCCATCCGAGACAGCACGCTCTCTAATGCCATACCTGCGAACCAAATCTTCATCATATGCCCTGGCAGTTTCTAAAGTCTCTCCGTTTGGGCCGCGATATGTACCATAAACCGCATTGCTAATCTGACCAAGCTCGACAGACATCTCGCCTGACTCAATTAAATTTTCGGCATCTATAATCCAATCGCTCTCATACGCATTTGGCTCTGTCTCTACTCTTTGAGTAGTAACATATAGCTCATCCCAAACCTGAACAACATACGTATCGAATGTGCCATCGTATGCGCCTAATTTCAGTACAGTATCAATTGCCTCGGACGCCGCAACTGGATTTGAAGTAAAATCCATTGGCCCTATACCATTAAGAGCCTCTTGCGCATCGTTAATTACATTTCCACGATCAATACCACCATCAATATTATACCTCAATGTGTCGGCAGAACCGATCATATCTCGAATCATGTATGGGCCAGTATTAATTGCATCGCTGTTGAAGTACCCAACATAAAAGACGTTTGTAAGTAAGCTCTTAAAACCTAAGCAATCCATTCTTACTAGCTCATCCGAAACAGAGTATGAAGATACATAGCCATCCCAAATGATACCACCATCATCGGTAACGTACATTCTCCAATTCAATGGGTTGATCCCACCAACATAACGGTCGAATCCATCATATGCAAACTCAAGAGACGCCGTGTCGAATCCAGTGTCAATACTAGATGTTATATTTCCACCAACTAGATACTCGCCAATTGAATATCCATCAGTAAGCGCATACCGATCTATTGGGGTAAACACCAGGAAATCATCTCCGGCCACTGGAGCGTATGGCAAAGCTTCTCTTAGTTCGATTCTGCTAATATCATTACCAGCAGCAGTAACCTCTGTAATAATCGAACCGTATCTTTCATTGTTGCCATTCGTAAACATCATCACGCGCCCAACAAGCTGTTGTGGATTCGCTCGCGTCCAAACTGGACTAATCGTTACATACGTCCCACTTTTGACAGCCGTATCGATTCCATCAGCAACCAAGTTAGCCACGTCAACAATAATTGAATCGCCAGCAGTACCAGTGTTCTGAATGCCAATTAGGATGTAGGTCGTATCGTGCGTAAACGTAAAAGTTCTAGTCATCGTGTACTTCGCCCATGTCGTCCCAGGAGAAATCGCAATATACGCATCTCCAACATAGGAACTGAAATCCGCATCCATGAACATTCGAAAACCAGTACCAAGAGTCTTTGTGTAAATCGTAAATGTTATCTCTACGTTATTGATATCTCCAGAGTTGCCAGTAACAGTATAGATGTCGGTGGCAAATATCTCTGCATTATCATCGAAGATAACGAACGCAGACGACTGACCATCTGCCGCCTCACTGTAGTCAATCACCACACTATTCGTCGGCGGATCAACAACAACACCACTTGTCCAGAAATCCCAACCACTGTAATCACCTTCGAAACTCGTGTTACCTATATACTGTTCTGGCACATACGTATATCCGCCAGCAGATACGGCAAACGATTGCCCATCTGATCTCTCTGTGGTATACGCGTTGTTTGGCTTGTATAACGTTACGTTAATCATATTATCCCACCAATAAATATCTTGGACGAATCACTACAGTCGCTCTATCGGTATTTGTACTGGTCGTCGTAGATTTATCTCTAAACTCTCTAGTTTGCGATCCAAATATTGGAACACACATAATCGTATTTGTTACGTTTGGAATCAATGTAATCATCGAACCCTGGTGTGACTCATCGAGAGGAACTATTAAATTATCGACAGCACCAGACGTTGTTCGGTAATCCACTACAGACTCAGCAATATATGGCGCTGACGGATTGAAATTCGAGTAAACCTCAATGCCATCTCTGCTAGTATTCCATCCGGCATGTATATACGAATTTGCATCATCGCATGGAATCAAGTATATTCCATTTATTGTCAAATCAGATGAAGCCGAAACAGCCTCCAGCAACCTAAACCTCAGCGATATCCCATACACGATAGTAGTATCTGGGTGATCTGCGCCACGCGATCCGCGAGGTGTAAAGTCGATAACCCCTAAGTCTGCCATCCAGTATACTGTATTAGCGGGCGGTCTAATCCAGTTTGTCTTAAAGGCATCAGATGTCACTACGGAATTACTAGCAAACACGTAAGCCTGCGCCTCAATGTTGGCTGTATCCATATCTATAGACGCAATGATTTTATACCTACCAGATACCCCTGGCTGAGCTACGACATACGCATTAGTTACACTATAGCCATCATCAGACATAAATGTCGCCAGATTTGTATACATATCAGAAGTGTTGCCCATTGCAATGTACGCCTGATGCGTATTGAACGCCAAAGTATTCGTCGGAGTAAGGCCACTTGGCGCAGCAACAGTTGTAAAGTATCCAACTCCAGTTTCAATCTCGTGCCTTACAAATGGCGTCGATGCATCGTAATTTGCACTCCAAGTACCACCATCAACCCTGTGCTTTACGTTCAGTGGACTCAAAGAATTGACGTAAATCTCGTATAATTTTCCAGTTGAAGACTCGACATCTCCATACGGAATGAACTGAGTGCTATACAATCCAGAAGAAATATTTTTAGGCAAGCTCGGAGTATTCCAAATGCTACGCCCATAATCTCTTGCGATAATCATGCCGTTGCCATTTGTGTTGGTCGTCATTCTCACAAGAGCATCATGTGACCCAGGAATATTAGCACCTGTTATCACAATGCGATTAGTTCGACCAGAAGTCCCGGCAGGATATGGAATGGAATACAGGTTTGCCACATCAGCAACCTCGCGCGGAGGACCAACGGCAAGCGGCTCACACTCTAGCATAAGCTCTACTTCAGTAGCCAAAAATCCACCATCATTAATGGCTACCCCATCAGCACTGAATAGGTTATTTAGCGTCTGCTCGCCAGCGATAACCCTAAATATATACACCCTGTTATCGGCTCTAGTTGTTCCTAGCTCATCAGTGTAATTAGAACCAGTAGTTGGGCCGAATTGAATCTTTAGAACAACGCCGCCATCTCCAGAGTACGTTTCATCGTTGGCCGCTGGATAATAATCGAACTTGCCATCAATAATGCCACCGGATATCGATTTATTTAGATTGGCCCTGGCTAAAATACGAAAAACTTTATTCGCTGCATCCATTATACCCTTGCGAGTTGTCGCTTTAATCTGATAAAGAAACGTAATTTCCCTGTTCTCGTAACTACGAGAAATCAAATTACGCGATACTGGATTCATCAACTCTAACCTACGCTCGATTGGGTCTGGTACAGGAGCGTCAAAGGTTCCATCTAATAGATAGTACGTACTTGTTGCATCTGAAATAAAGTCTACGTACTCAACGCTATCTTGCAATCTTAATGTAAAGTCTGCCATTATCTAGCTCCTGCGTATCTTAGGTCTTTAGCCAGCTTGCGAGAAACTGCATCTGCCAAATCATCTATTCTCTTCTTGCTGTCCACCGTCACTCCAGAAATATCAACATTTATTGTTGTTGTGCTTCCGGTATCCATTGCGGCACCAAGTCTATCCATTGCAGCAAACATATCGTCGCTACCCATACCGTAATTTGCCACCGCACTATTTACAGCATCTGTCAAAGTCGATGTTCCAGTAACCGATCCTGAATCCGTTAGCGGCGGGCCATCATCTGTAGTAGTTGTATCGACACTAACATTTGCAATTGCCTTGCTTACAGCGTGCTCAATGCCGTTTGTAATCTCTTTCCAATTATTCTCCACACCAGCACGAATAGCCTTGGAAATCTTCTCGCCAATTCGTTCAGAATCGGAAAGTATCTGATGATCTCCAGTAATACCACCGACAAACTCAGATAGCGAGCTGGTTATAACATCATAAGCATTGACATGCCCAGTAACATATACACCCATGCCACCAAGTATCGCCATGCCAACCAGTTGTCCAGTTCCATCTAACAACGTTAAATTAGCACCAACCCAAGTCAACAACGAAGTGCCAATCACGCCAAGCAATGTTTGTCCATCGCCAGACATGTACTCTCCCATGCCATTGAATATCGACATGCCAAGAGTAGCACCTATCGATGCGCCAGTTCCATCCGGCAAACTAGCTCCACCACTCAAGACAGATTCCAGTTCAGGTATTATCGTGCTAGCCTTATCGTTGTACCCACTTGCAACATTACCTATCTGCGTTAGGTTCTCACCAACAGACTGTAACGTATCGCTAGTCGCAAATGAATTCTTTGTAGCATAAACTAGATATGGATTTACACCAATAAGACCCTTGTTGTACAAATCGGTTTTCGCCTGAAGCTGAACCATTGTATCGGTCAACTGAGACTGAGCATCAGCTTCTCTATCGGCGGCCTCTGCACTCTTGGGGAATATCCAACCAAGAGGATTAATGGCATCAAGAAAACCCATTACCTCGCTTTTCTTTTGCTCAATAAACGATGTTGACTGTTCATTAAACTCGGAAATATCTTGCCCATAGAAATCAAAGCTTGGCTCTCCTAGACCAAAATCTGGCATACTCTTTTCGGCTGGCCCACCAAAGAACGATACCCCTTCCATTGGATTAACCCATTCGCTTGGTGGCCACAGAGGGCCAAACGGCCCAGGTGGAGCAACATCCCCTATGCCTATCTCTTCGAAAGGCCCAGCAGGTGGTCGTATTTGATCGATAAAGTCACTTGCATTATCGACCCAAACACCCAAAGTATTTCCACCACGTTGCATTTTGTCGATTTGAAGTGCATTTGGCAAATCTTTGGTTACAACCTGCTTTGTGGCATCTATATTCTTTTGCAACTGCTCGGCTGCTAAACGCTTATTCGCTTCGTTAGCCTTTTGAGCATCCGTACTGTACATATTAAGAGTATCTGTTTGTTCTTGAGTAAGCTCTAACACCTTGCGAATGTTAGGCGATGGTGTAACATCGTTGCCCAACAACACACCAGATGTTTGCTGTACAGTCGCAAGGGCTTCCGCTCTCGCCTTTTTATCCTGAGTCTCGTCAAGAACAATTTGAGCAGCAGATTCAGCTATCGGCTTCAACTCGCCAACGGAACCAACCTCATACTTATCGAGAATTTCCTGTTGGTTCAATCCGGTTTCTCGTCCGGTTATGACGTTCATTATACCGCCATAGAAGCCATCTATAAATGCGCGTGCAATCTTCGTCATTGTATCGGCATTAAATAGAGCGCCCCAATTAGCATCAATAATGCCCGTTGCAATTGCAGTAGCAATATCGCCAAGCAACTTACCTACACTAGACCATAGCCCAGGCTTCGCTAACTCTTTTATCAATGCATTCAGGAATCCAGTCAATGCATCAGACACACTACCCCAAGGAGCATCTGCAAGCGCCCCAAGTATCGCCCTAAGCAATTCTCCAAGCGTCGCTACAGCAGTACCCCAATCGAGGCCAGCAACACCCATCACCAACGCGTTGGCAAACGATGCGAGCGCACCCTTGAATTCGCCAGACGCAACACCCTGATACATCCCAAAGACAATAGCATTGATGATTGCCTGAACAGCGCCAATTATATCCTTATACTCTAACGCAGCAAGCGCTTCGGCCAAAGCCTTAAAGATGTTTTCAGCGACCGGCTTGAGTTCCTTCTCCTCTATCTCTGGCGTCAAAACATTAACAAGCGCAGCAATTCTTTCGCCAAATCTACCAAGCTCTAAACCAGAAATGAATCCTTCGATTAGCTCAAGCAGCGATCCAAATATCTGACCAACCTTATCGAGCGGCAAGCGATCTAGTAATCCAGGTTCATCAACAGCTATACCATTACCAACATCTAGTTGCTTGCCAAACAAGACGCCATTGATTGCGGTAGCCAAATCTTGTCCAATTTTAGACCAGTCAGCCTCTTGAATTGACGTGCCGATATAATCAACTATCTGCTTGCCAATAGGATCACTTGGGTTTCCAAGCGCAGCGGCCTCATTGATTTTATCTTTTAGATTCTCGTCACCAATCAACTGCAAGTTTGCATACAGCAACATTGGTGCTTCTTGTACGCCAAGGAAGGATAGTGCCATTGAAGCAAGAGCACCAGCAACTCCCCATAACTGTATCGCCAACTTAGCTATCCCGCCCAACGCCGTACCAAGATCGCCAATGTGATCAAACGCCAGTCCAGCTATCGTAGACAGCGCACCGGCAATCGACGCTAATGGAAAAGCAAGCAATTCTGCGTTCTTGATAATTGGATTATCTGGCCCAAATATCGCCATGAAGTTTTCAGCAAACAAGGCAATCTGTTCTTGTAACGCACCGAAGAATCCCTTTGCCTGTTGCTCTGGATCATCATAAAATAATTCTTGTAGCCATCCAACGAACACGCCAATCGCAACTCCAGCTTGGCCAAAAGCAACTCCGATACCATAAACGACGCTTGCCAAATCGCTATCAACAAGCGTCTCAGTAGCAGTAACAGTTCCACCAGGATCAACTTGTTGCCCAGAGCCTACCTTTGCACCCATCATAAAGATAGAAGCGACCTGAGCGAGACGCTCTGCAACAGTGATCATCGTTTCCCATTTGGCAGTAACTTCATCCAGAAACGCCAAATACGAACTACGAATATTCTGCCCACCACCATATCCGGACATGTAAGCATCGCTCTGAGCAGAGCCTTTTTCTAGCGCGCCACCAGCGATACCCTTCCCTGCGCCAGTAAGCAAACTTCCTCTGCCAAGTTTATCGACTGGAGCTTCTAGCTCAACACCGAACAGGCCAGCAAAGAATCCTTTTAACTTTTCGCCCGACTCGCTCATCTTTTGAACGAACCGACCTGTATCTGCCGCCATAACAGCAAATTTTTCCGATATTTTATCTGTTGCTTCGTCTATTGTAGTGGCGGCTTTTTCTGTATCAAACTCCAGACCAGTAATAGCATCATCAACTTTTGCCACTTTGTCTTTTGTGCTTGTACCGCCACTCATAGTATCGGTTTTTGCAGCAGCAGCACTCGGTACGAATTGCTGAAGCAACGAGATCATCTTTTTACGATATTCAATCTCAGTCGCTAACGCATCCTGTTTAGCTGTGGCAGACTTCTCCTCGGCTTGAAGCTCTACTTTACGAGCAGCAGCAGAAATCTTTGCAGAACGAATTGCAGCAACGCGCTCTGATATCGTCATGTCTCTACGTTGCGCAATCAACTTAATCTGGTTATTTACTACATCATCAAACCCTTCCATCTCATTGCGAATGCGCTCTACCGTCAAGGCAGCTTCATTATATCGCTCTTGCAGCACAACAAGATTAGTAAAGTCAGCAGAAAACTCGCCAAGATATTTAGTTAGCGCCCAAATACCATCACCGGCGCTAATTGCTCCATCTTGCACGCTCTTCATGTAGTAAACTAGCTGGCCAAGCGCATCTCTACCGCGCTGTGCAGCCTCTTCGGTGCCAAGGCCCATCGAATCTGTTACGGTCTTAGCGATAGACGTGTATATACCCGATATATCATCGAACAAGTCCATGCTCTCAGACGAAATACCGCGTATGGCATCTTGTAGTTGTTGGCTAATGAACTGTGTAAACTTAAATAGAGATGCAACAACTTTCTTTTTCTTCTTGCCGCCAGTTGACTTGGCAATGGAATCGCCAAACTTTTCGCCTACATCATCTGCAAATTCCTCTACAGCAGAAGTGTCTGCTTCGGCAAACGAATCTACAAATGTTTCGCCAAGATTCTTGCCCCACTTGTCAATCTGCTTGAGCGGGCCTTCCTTTGGAGGAGAAAACGCTTCAAGCATCCTGGCCATACCTTCGAGCAATCCATATACAGCATTGTATACAGCACCAGCAGCAGCATTAATCCCGTTTGCGAATCCTATAAACGCATTGTATCCCCATACATACAGACTCTCAGCAAACGAAGCTATCGCTGTACCAACCGCACCAACAGTCGTACCAAAGTTGATAAACGCAATCGCCGCAGCGCCAATACCAAAAACTACCAAACGTATCGGAGACAACATGCCAAGTATCGCACCGGCAAAGCTCAATGGTAATGAAATCAACTTACCAAACACAGTAATCAGACCAGTCATACCAGTGGTCATGATACCAAACGAGAACAAGAGCGAACCCATCAAGTACAGGAGAGGCCCAAGCACGGCAGATAGTCCAAGCACAACGACGATCATTATCTTAAATCTATCTTCCATGCCCTTCATTAACTTAGTAAATGCTTGAGTCAATGGAATGATGTACGACAGCGTTTCCGTTATAATCGGCAAGAACGCCTCACCCAAAGTAATAGACAGAATGCTGAACTGATTTTTGGCAAGTTTTACTTGGTTGCTAACGCCATCCATCGCCCTACTGTACTCAATCATCAAGGACGTTCCATCCTCGAACGCCGTTCTAGATAAAGCAATATTCTCTGCAACCTTCTCGAATCCAGCACCAACAATACGTGTAGCCTTGCCGCCAATCTTACCAAACAACTCGTTGGCAGCATTAGACCTCAACATCGGGTCTTCAATAGATGCAATTGCATCTGCAATAGACAAAAACAACGCTGTCGGGTCTTCAGAATACAACTCGCGGTAAGTATCAATTGTAACGCCGCCAGCCTTAGCCAAATCTTCGACATTGGCAGCAACCTCATCTAGCGCCCTGGCCAATTGAGTACCAGAACGTTCAGCAGAAGCAGAAGCACCCGCTACACTAGCGGTAAATCCAAGCATATCTTCTACAGACATACCCATCGCCTTAGCAGCAGGAGCAACACGCAATGCAGCAGCAACCAACTCAGACTCAGTAATCGGGTTTGCCTGACCCAACTCGTTAATCGCACTACCTATTCCGTTAATCGTCTTTATAAATTGCTCACCAGACATCATGCCCTTTTCGGACATATCGTAAAATAAATTTGTAATACGACCAATCGCCGTAGTTGCATCATCGGCAGTAATGTTAGTGGCAACAACCAACTGATCCATCACTTGTGTAAACGGAGCGATAAATTGTGGAGGCAAACCAACGCGTGCTGCATCGGCTGCAATCTTGCCTATATCGGCTGGCGTTGTAGGGCTAAACGAAGCTATATCTAATAGCTCTTTTTTAATGTTTTCTAACGTGTAGCCAACACCATCCAATGCCAAGTCCGAATTCTTGCGAATCTCAATGAGCATCGCATCGAAATCGCTTGCAGCACTCCACATCCCACGCAAAGCATTAGCCGCTGGATAGGAAATAAAGATCGACATCGTAGTACCGGCGTTCTGAAGCGCCTGACCAAGCTGTCGAACAGATGAGCCTAATGTGTTAATCCATCTATTGACATTAACAACGTTACCGACAAGCCCCTTCAGCGAACGCGAGTGCCAGCCCTCAGCATCCGCAACCTGGCCCATCGATCTACCTGCACCCTCAGCCGATTTGCGCGTGCTCATTAGAGCGCGCCCTAATCTGAGAACTCCACCAACACCTTTAGCTGCTGTTGTCCCTACTCTCACAAGGAACGATAGAAGTTTCTGCAATGCGCTAACCGCAATCTTAGCGCCGTTGTAAAGCTGCTTCCCGAGTGCAATACCTAACCTAGTTACAAAACCAAGTAGCTTACGTATCGCCCCAACAATCTTATCGATTGCCGCAACCAACAGGCCAAGCGTCACACCAAGTTTTACCCACTTACCAGAAGTAGTTTGTGCAGTAGCGCCAGTCTTCGTTAATACTTGACCAACAAGACCAGCGGCTGTAGATACAGCGCCAAGCTTCCCTGTCAATGTAGTACCCATTGCGGCAGAAGCATTAAAGTTCTTGCTCAACATCGCAGCGCCTAGAGTCGTAGCACCAAACGCAGTAGATGCCTTTGCAGCGGCCTGACCAGCCATCGCCATCGATGTAGCGAGCTTACGCCATACACTTTGCCCCTGGACTTGCTGAGTCGCAGCAATCCTTTTTACCTCTGCATCTTGCTGTTCTTTTGCGACTTGCAAAGCAGCGCGACGTTGAGACACTTCGCTACTTGCCGCTTGCATCCTTTGGGACTCAAGGCTCTGCAATCGCTTAGCCAAATCTAGTTCGGCCTGGACAAACTGGCGAGCCTCATTTCGTATATCAGCCATTCGCTGATACATTCTGGCTTGCTGGTTATATATCTGTAGATTTTGACGCGCAAGCTGAAGCTCTTCTTTTTGCTCATCGGTTAGCTTCATCGCTTCGAGCTTAGTCTTCTCGTATGCTCGCTGCTGTTTCTCTAGCCGCTGAACAATCTCCGTCATAGTTCCAGCAAGTTTCCGGTTGGCATCAGCTATAGTCTGCCAACCGGATTTCTGCGCATCAATAGTCGCTTTTCCTTGCTTTTTCGCGCGTTCAAGAGCATCGGCCATAGCACCGATGCTCTTATTTAACTTTCCGAATGTAACTGATAAACCATTGTCTACAGCTTCTAGGCTGATTAGTATGGATTCTTTACTCTGTGCCATGTGATTCCTTCTTTAACGAAAGTAGAACCGAATCTTGAGACTCACCTTGATCAAGGTGAACCTCGAAACTAGATTCTATTGGATCGTCCTTTTTGAAGGGATTACCATACAGAGATCGCTCAACAGCATGTAGCTCTTTTTCCAAATCTCTCAGTTCTCGCTGTAGACTCTGACCGGCTTCTTTGGTCATCGGTGTATGGGATAACAACGCACGCTTGACATCCCAACGGTGACTACTAATATCCCTGCCTACTAATTGACGGATAATCGCAGCTCTCCATTCATCTGATTTAGCAATAACATACTCTTGACTAAATCCAGTTTCAAGAACAATAAACCTTATTGTCTTGGCGTACCCGCTGTCGGGGAGAGCATCGATGTAAAATTTCCGATTGCCTCGATCAGATGCGAGTTGCCTATGAGAATTGTCAAGGCACGAGTTACCCACAACAGATCGAAGTTATCTTCAACAAACTGCTTGTCGGCACCAATTGCCAACGCAGAAATCTCTAGCAAGTCATCATCACCAAGCTCGCTCAAGAACGCCATAATGTAATCCATGTCTGTTGGGTTCTTCAGCTTGGAAAACGCACCACGAGCCTTCAAGTTAATCCGAGCAAACGCACGGACAATTCCAGTAATCTGACGCGCCTTTGGATGTGACAAGTCAAACACTTGACCATTCACCTCTACCGAGTTCGGCGGCAAAGCATCAACCTCTTCAACAACTTCTTCGATAATAAATTCAGCAGCCTCAGCCGCAACCACTTTTTCTTCTGACATTACATCCTCCATAAATTTCTCTATTAAACACTTTTACTTACTGAATATATTATACCATACAGATACGCTTATGTCAAATCTACATGACAGGGAATCATGTGGTGCGTCCATATGATATTGACATAAATCGAGTCTTGTGGTATAATAGAATGACGTAATAATAGGTGGATGCGATATGGCAAAAAAAAGGTTAATCTCAATGGCAAATCTTACAAATGAACAATACACAAATCTATGGGCAGAACTAATGAGGGGATTGTCCAGAGATGGGGAAAGTATTGGCATAGACAAGCACGCGCTTAAAGACGCCGTTATAGCCTTAGATTCATATATAGATGCAACGGCGGCAGAAATCAACCAAGCTATCCCTCAACCTGCACGTAACGCGTTAACTATACAGCAAAAAGCACGTATGCTGATGCTTATTATGAAATATCGATACACGGAGAACGCATAATGTCGAGTAGATTTGTTTTTACACCCCTAGCGGCTGAATATCCAACAAGCAATTATCCGTCGCTAACACTATCTAACCAACGGCCCGTGTTGGCGTTCGATGCTACAACCAACGAAACGTGTTACTGGTCATCCGTTGTTCCTACTGGATGGACTGGCACGATTACGGCCAAGGTTTTCTACAAAATGGCTTCGGCCACAAGCGGCGACGTCGATGTGGATGTGGCGGTCGAGTCCGTCAGCGATGGGGATACCGTAGACTTGGATGCTACCACTTCGTTTGACACGGCAAACAGTACAGACAATACAACGGTTCCGGGCACGGCTGGTTACATGGATGTGGTATCCGTGACGCTGACTAACAACGATTCTAGTGCAGCGGGCGATTACATCCGGTTTCGGCTTACGCGGGACGCCGCAAGCGATACCGCAGCGGGCGACATGCATGTACTGATGGTCGAAATTCAGGACGGTGCATAAATGGCTATCGTTTCATCCGGAAACGAATATCTAGCAGTTAGTGATGGCCCTAGCAGCCTGAGGAGCTTCACCTATTGTACTTGGGTCTACTTTGATACCGCGGCACTTGGTATTTACCAAGGCGCGATTGGCGCGCATTATATCAATAGCGCCAATTGTAACTATTTTAGCGGCAATTGGGATGGAAGTTACTTAGCGTACCATACCAGCGTAAGTGATTCATGGAACGAAACGCAATTTCTCCAGATGTCTACCTGGGGAAATCAATGGGTTTTTCTTGCCTGGAGTACAAACGGCAGCGGGTCAACCACACTATACTGGCGCGGCCTGACGGATAGTACATTCTACAGCACAACGGCAAGCGGCACAGTAGGAACGTGGACGCCCACGGATTCGGCTATCATGGGCACACAAATGTGGCCGAGTGAAACGCGGGACGATGTTTGGATCGTCGCGTCAAGGCGATGGACAGCAGCCCTTACCGAGTCTGAATTACTAGCGGAAAGTTATCATATCACACCGGTTCGATGGGCTAACTTGTGGTCGGCTACACCGCTATTGGTTGGCGGTCAAAATCCTTATCACGATCTAACGGGCTATCGGAATTGGGCACCGAGCGACGCGGCGTCAAACTGGACTACCGTAGACAATCCGCCGATAGCCTGGGGCGCGCCGATCTGGATAGTTGGCCAACCTGCGGGCGGCGGGCCAACCTCAATCGAGGGTACACTTTCTAAGACACTAGCGGATGCAACACTGTCATCGGCTGGAGAATTGACAATTGAAGGTTCTGCGGCAAACACACTAGGCAACGCAACGCTATCCGCATCTGCGAAACTTGCAATTGCCGGATCGTCAAGCATAACATTAGGCGATACCACAAGTGCATCAACAGGCGCTTTGGCACTACAGGCAAACGCATCCGTAACACTAGACGACGCCACGCTTGAATCCGCTGCCGCATTAACGTGGGAACCGATTACTGGATCGTCAGACGTAACACTCGATGATGCAACAGTATCCTCTTCCGCCGCTCTTGCTATTGTCGGTAGCCTTGCAAAAACACTATCTGATGTAAGTGTGTCATCCCAGGCAGCACTAGATGTTGTTGGACAATTAGCAAAAACATTAGCGGATGCAGCATTAACATCGACCGGCGCACTGTTAATTACTGGACAATCATCAAGTACACTGGACGATGTTTCCGCAACATCATCTGGCACACTACCAATTGATGGACAAGCTGGCATTACGCTATCTGATGCTACAGTTGTATCGGCTGGTAAACTGGCAATAGATGGGCAACTTGCATCCCAACTAGATAGTGCAACCGTTTCATCGACAGCCAAACTGTCCATCACAGCAACATCTAGCACAACGCTTAATGATGTTGTGTTGAATAGCTCAGGAACATCTGGGCAGGGCGGATCGCTAAGCATAACGTTGGCAGATGTAACAATTACAAGCGCCGGAACACTATCGATTAGTGGGCAGGCATCAAATACATTGGCCAATGTGACTGTCGATGCCACTGGCGAGGCGTCCAAATCTGGACAACTAACATCGCTATTGGCCGATGCGACAATAACATCAACAGCAAAATTGTCAATCACAGCAACGGCCAGCGCGACACTAGAAGATGTTACACTTGAAGGTGCCGGAACATCTGGGCAAGGTGGATCGCTCAGTGCCACGTTAGCTGATGTAACTATCGCCAGTACAGGCACGTTGTTGATTCAAGGTCAATCCAGCATAACTCTAGACAATGCCACAATTGCCTCAGATGGCGCTCTAGCAATCGTCGCTGCGCTAAGTGCGACGCTTGCAGATGTGACACTAGAATCGACTGGAATCATCGCATCTGGAGCCACTGGCAGCCTTATTGCCACACTTGCAGATGCAACAATGGCGGCAACAGGCGTACTACCAATCAGTGGACAGACGGCAAGTACCCTAGATGATGTACAATTAACATCAACTGGTACTACTGCAATACTTGGCGCTCTTGCTTCCACGCTTGCGGATGCAACGTTATCCGCCACGGCAAAACTTGCGCTAATTGGACAATTGGCATCTACTTTAGAAGATGTCAGCTTAGTCTCTACTGGCGAATTAATTTATGGTGGATCACTCAGTACCACCCTAGATGATGTTACAATAGTAAGCACAGGCGAACTGTCAATCGTAGGCTCATCCTCTGTCACACTAAGCGATTCGCTACTAAGTGCAACTGGCGTATCGACTTTATCTGGTCAATCTGGAATTACGCTAGAGGATACTTCGATAACTGCCGTTGGCGCTCTATCTATTACTGGACAATCCAGTATAACGCTAGATGGTGTTACATTATCTAGTACCGCAGCAATTGATTTGACAATAGCAGTAGTTGTTGGAAGTATTATAGGATTACGCAACACAGGAACAGTAACCGGAGTGAAAACAAGTGGAAGTTTCCGTTCCGTTAAAACAAGCGGGAGTATGCAATAATGGCACTACCAGATGCAGTTAAAGGTGGTAAACGTCCATCGGCACTTATTACATGGCTCGACGGAGACGACGCAGCCGTTGATTTGTCTGGTGCTACAATTACAGCACGTATAACAGATGATGACCGAGTAACACGCGATGCTGATGGCGATTTCGTTATAACCGATGCTGCGAACGGCGTATTCCGTTGGGATTACGGCGACACAGACATCGGAACGGCAGGAACATTTAACGTACAGTTCTCTGCTTCATTCGGCACAAGCCCAACGCCATTACGTATGATAATGACACGTTGGATCGTTCACCCATACCTATAGGAGATTAAATCATGGCAGTACAACTATCAGTAACAGTAAGAAATGCACAGCTTGATGCAGTTGAATCTACAATCGGCACAAGCGCGGTACTCAAAATTCGCACAGGGGCACAACCAGTAGATGTCGCTACCGCAGATAGTGGTACAGTTCTGGCGACACTGAGCCTTCCTTCCGACTGGATGGCCGCAGCATCTGGTGGCACAAAAGCTTTAACTGGTACGTGGGAAGATGCATCGGCTGACGCAGATGGCACCGCAGCCCACTTCCGACTATACGCAAGCGATGGCACTACTGCTCATATGCAAGGTTCTGTCACCGCGACATCTGGCGGCGGCGACATGGAAGTAGATAATGTCGTGTTTGCCACAGGGCAATCCTTTACCGTAACAGGATTCACATTGACTGCCGGAAATGCATAGAATAGGATAATGCAATAAATGCTTACAGGATGCATACCACTTAGAGACGAGTATACAGATGCTGGAATCGTAATTGCGTTCGACCATCATGAAATTCATGAAGGCGATGCTTATTCCGTTGCGTACGATGCAGACGTTGCTGCTGGACAGACTCTGATACTCCTCATTGTTACTCCAAACACCACAAAATGGTGTAATATGCTTTACAGTTGTACTGGAGAAGCAGAGGCAACATTAGTTTTCAGCGAAGGTGCAACCGTATCTGCTAACGGAACTGCAATTACAGCGAGAAACCGTAATCGAAATGTTAGCGGTGCATCAACAACACTGTGCTACCATACTCCAACTGTAACTAACGCCGGTACGACAATCGATACAGATCACTTTGGCAGTGGAAGACAATCTGGCGGATTAACTCGCGGTGATAACGAATGGTTACTCAAGCAAAACTCGAAATACCTAGTAACCATTACTAGTCAGTCCGTATCCACAGCGTGGATAAGAGTACAATTGCATTGGTACGAACACACTAGCAACGAGGGGTGATGTCGTTTGACACACAATATAAGTTGTAGTATAATATGGGCATTAACAACAACAGAAACTGAGTAAAGATACGTCCTAATAGGCGTCGCCTCATAGCCGCAAGGCTTTCGGGAAAACAAACTTCTGATTAGACCTTCCGTGCGATCTGTATGTGCGGAAGGCTACATCTCTCTCGGTAGACAGGGATGTAGGGTAGGTCAACTACCGAAAGCGTGGGAGTCTGGGCCTAATCGCCGCATTACCACGACCGTTGTCCTCCGAAGCTGTGATGTTCTACAGTGGAAGATAGCTCTTTAGCGAATGACCATTAAGTGTTTATACGATGGGTGACAACCAGCATCGTCAACAGCTAAACTGTTACAACTATTAGCGATGGCCGCATTGCGTCTTTTTTTTTGGTCATCGCAGGGGGGGGGTATGAATCTATCTTAAATTCTGTTGTTTTTGCTTTTAGGAAGTTAAAATTAGTTGATAGCACAGCGTTAGCTGTAGCGCGCAGCGCTTCTCAGGGGAGATTGCGCCTTGAGTAAAGGCATTTGACAATTCGTTATTGTTGTGTTATAATATGGATATAACGAATTAAAAGTTAAATGCGTGACTTAACAGGTGAAGAGATGAATTCTAAAGGGTATAGCACGATTGAGGTAATAAAGACCAAACAGGGTGATGGAACCTCTTATATTGAAGAGGATTCTATTGATGAGCATAAGACACAAGACAAGAAAAAGAAACCTAACAAGAAACATGGCCGACTATCTAAAGGTGAGCTATATGTTCTATCTACACCAGACAGGGCACATGGATTTTACGTAAGAAACGAAGTCGTTTACCGTCCAGATAGGTCTGTATCCTTCTTGTTGGGGATGAACTTAAAGGATGTATATTCTCTAGCTGAAATGGCTGGATGGAATATCATCCAAGCGCCAAAAAACGTTCGATTTGACAAACCAAAGGGTTTTGTGGTATAATATATAGATAGAGAGAGGGTACTACATGAAACCTCCAGACTCCCAGGCTACCCACTCATCTTTCAAGAATAATACCCTCTCTCTATATATACCAATAGGATAAAGATGTCTAAGACGAATAGAAGGTATAACAAGACAAAGCGCCATAATAGTTTGAAGCGTAGGGATAGAAAAGATGTCGCAAAGAAAATGCAATATGTTAGTAACATCTTAGCTCTGAGAGATAAACTTGGAACGAACGGCCTAAAACAGCTTGAACTGTTAAGGGAAGATGACGAGCTAGATTTACTACTGGTAGATTTGCAAGAAGAAACGAGAAGCTATAGTGGCGACGACATACGATACGAAGACTCCATTTTACAAGATTAATTACGGCGATTTAACTATTGACCTTGCGCCGGAAAGAGATAAAGGGCATGGATTTATCATTGTTGGTATACATAGAGGCGGCGGGAATAATAAATCTTGCGCTTGCATTACTGTTAATCTTGATGAACCCTCTTCGATAATAGAGGCCATCAAGCAGGTTGCAGAGGAGTCCAAACTTGGACACGATATCACGGTATCGAATGAGGTATTTTGGTTTTAAGCCTTAATGCCGTATGAGCGGCATCCTATTAGTAAGGCTTGAGATAAAAAAAGGAGACGACAAAAATCGTCTCCTTTTTATTTATCCTACTTTGCTTACGCGGCGAAGCGCTGCAAAGCCCCATCTCCGGTGAAGTCAATGTTAATCTCAACAAAGCCATCGACGCTGGTCGATTCGCTAACCTCGAACCATGCCAGACCATACCAGTAGTTGGTAAGATCAGCGCGGGATTCGTAAAGCAGCAATGGAGCAACAGCGGTACTGCCTGCGCCAATCGCGTAACCGACAAGAGTCTCGCTGGAATCGTCGTAGTAACCGTTCATCGATCCAGTCCAGGATCGGAAACCGGCAATTTGATCGACCCAGGATGCACCAGCACTTGCAGACTGGAAGACACGGGCTTCCTGCAACTCACGAGAGATGTTAAGACTCCACTCGTTACGCTGCGGGATTTCTGTGCCACCAATATAGGCAAGAGCGTTGATTCCTAGAATTTTAGCCATTAGTGACCTCCGTCAAACGTCTGGTTTTAATCGCCTCAAGCAACATATCAGCTACGAACTTTGAGCGATTATTATACGTCATACCTTGAACGATATCGTAGGCTTGTTTTGCCTTGGCAATTCGTTCATCTTCGTGCGTCAGGTAGTAGCGAATTAGATTTTCAAGTTCTTTACCAGTTGTAAACGTTGGTATAGATTCGCCAAATATATCCGTAATCTCTGGTCTAGGCTCGCTTAACACAAATGCACCACAAGCTACGGCTTCAATGACTCTCGGCCCAACTGAATACGCTAGGTCTGCTTCAATATGTTGTAAATCTAGTTTGGGCGTCCAACCAAACGTTCGATTCATGTTAATCGCAATTTTCGATCCACGATAATATTGAGCAACCTCGTAATTTGGTAAACCACTATCGCTAACTACTCCGAACTCTTTAATCTTGTTGTATTCACTATCATCTGTTAATGCCCACGTCCCACACAACAAGGCGTCTATATCTGTCCAGTCAACATCGGACAAAATCTTTGCTCTCTCTGGAAAGACTGTCCCACAAAAGAACACATCTTTATTATATTTATCATCTACGTCGCCAGCATAATGTACAGTCTCGCTGTAAGAGTGCGGCAAGTAGAAAATAAATCTATCGTTGTTCGGATTTCTCCGCTCTGCATCTTTCTTATCGTTGACAAACAATACATCATAAAAAACAGCATACTTGTCTATGATATCATTAATGTATGGAGCTTCAGTAGCGTAACAAGCGACAATAAAGTTTCTATTAATCTCACGACGTAGCTTATGAATCTCCTCTAGCAGTACAGGCGGAAACTTACTGCCATCTATAAACAAAAGTGCATCTGGTTTCCGCAATACAATCTCGACAATTAGCTCTCGTGCCGCCCTTACTATATCATGTGTCTCATCTCCATACATGATTCCATAAGTGTTATACATTCCTTCTCTACCAAGTTTGTGATATTCAATCACGTTATGAAATGCAAATCCCCACAGGTCACTTATGTCATCTTGCTGGCCTAACCCATCCAGGTAATAATTATACGTATCAAATGTGCTATATATCGATCCTGGGGCTACGACCATTAGCTTTAGTGTATCTTGCATATCCGTCTCCATCTTCTCTTTTCTCTAGGTTCGTCTCAAGAAATGCCTTGTATCGCTCTTCGAATTCCCTGCTCGCATATAGTGAGCTAGTTGTTCCCAAAGCAGCGAGCAATCGAGACATTACACCGCCGCCAACATTAATGACATCCCCAATTACGTTATAAGTAATACTGTTCGCAGGAATACGACCGGCATCCAAGTCAGTTCTAATATCAGACAAGTTTACCCCCTTTGGGGTGGACTTCGCTACTGGTTTCTCTTGCTCAACTTTATCTTCTACGATACTTGTATCTTTGCGTGCCATAATTTACCCCTTATGATATATTATCCATTACATCAAACTCGACAACCACAAAAACATACTCGTAGTTACCGCGAGCGTATGACATCGGCTCACTTCCAGTTCTAGGTCTAGCAACCATCACTGTGCCATCCAACGTCGGGTTTGACGAAACAAGTTGGATAAGGTCATCTACAAATGTTCGTGCGCTCTGTAGTGGTGTGTTGTAATCAGTATTTTGTATTCTGAAAAATACGTTAATGACAATACGCCACTCAATCGTTCTACTGGCAAACTCGCTCGCCCCTCTTACGCCAAATCCAGCGTACTCCGTGATGCAACAAGTTTGTGGAGCGCCTTCTGTATTTTGAATATATGCAAATACAGCTTCGTCGCCAACCTTGCAATTGTCGGCTGTGTAATCGCTCATATTGGCTATAATCGCATTGTTTATACTCGTTACGGCATTGATAAGACTCATGTAATCTCCTTTATTGCGATGCCAATTGCTTCAAGTTCTGGTCGTACTTGCTTGTACGCCTCTTCAACGTAATCAAACATTCTTGCGCCGCTTGGCGGTAGTTTTCTGAGCCTAGACAATCCGGTAGACCCAGCCCCAACACCAGTAGCAAATGATTTTTGAATTGCAAATGCAATCCTAGTTTGGTTCAGGTCATCCTCATTGCTAAGGTTTGGAATGTATGCCATCCAGTCGCGTAGAGCAGCAATTGTAGGAATACCTTGATTATCAAGGCTTCTCCATGTACTCTTATACGCAATGTCTGAATCGATATCCATGCGACCCGCACCGTATCTAACCTTGTGAAATGAATCTACTAACGCTCTTGACGCCGCAAATTTTTCACCCTGTTCGCGCATTGCATCGAGCATTCTATCTGCAACAGGCTCAATAATATCATCGAGTATCTTGCCACTTGCGCTTGCTGCCTGCATCGCTAAAAGATTATCTATGCCAGGAGAGTACCTAACTTTCATTTTGACTAAATCAACACGAAATACTTTTTGGCCAAGCGATGTAGTCTTAAATGATCTTATCGTATTGCGCAATCTTGCAGAGATGACCGATATAACACTCATGCTACTCGAAACTTCTTTCCGAGGAATGTCTCAATGATTCCCTCGATTTTGCCGTGTATTCCCCAGCGAATCAACGGGTCTTCTGTCGCTGCGCTTTGTCCTGGCCGATAAAACTGAATAACAGCTTCGGAACCCTCCATAGTGTGGAGATTCGCAAGTTCCTTAATTATCAAAGCAACAACAAGAGCAACAGAATAATCTATAGTCGAAGTTCCACTCGTATATACAAGTGTAACATTTTTGTCGCCTTCAGTGATAACCTGATCGTCTGCATATGGGTTTCCTGTGTATCCAGAATCGGACAACACAATGCTTGTTGTGTCATATGATATATATGCACTATCGACAGAATACCCATCAACGGTTACGGAAGTGACAGCCGAAATTGGCGGCTGGTGTACATCTATTCTTGGCAGGTCTCGACCATCTCTGACCTCTGTTATGGATGTCGGTGCTCCAACATTCCAAATCCCAGCAATACGGCCAACGATTCCGGTTGCCATGTTGTACCATATATCTCGCAGGTCTGATTGTTTAATGCCCGCAAGTAGAGCAACTTCTTCTTTAGAGATCATCTCCCATGCCATTAGTATACCCCGCTACTATGCAAAAATAACAACATAAAAATTACCGAAAATAATACCAAGTTTGCTATAATCGACAATCGCAATGTTCTCGCCAGTAATCTAACAAGATCGTTGATACTTTGAAGAGATTGATCCAATTCGTCTAACGCAAGTTGTTCTGGTCTAGACAATAGAGCCTCAAGACTAACGGCAAACCCGTATGTTCCATCCTGTCCAGTTCCAGATTGCGAAAAAGCCAAAGGGTAATCAATCGATCCCTTTTCGTGCCCATTTTGATGTTCAATGTACTCGTAAAACGCAAGTGGAAATTTCCATGCGCTAAATTCTGGTATATCCATGTTGGCAAATATCGCATACGGAATGCCATGAGCAGTCGCATAAGATGCTAATTTTCCGGTGTTGCAACCGTTAAAAAAGACAAGAGATGCCTCTGCTAGTTTTGATACTGTAACAATATCTTCTGGCGATAAAACCTCATCGCCGCTGAGCTGTATGCCTGCTGGCCCAGAGTGAGAAGCAAAGTGCAATGCATCTATTTGTTGTCCGCGCGCAGCTTGATAAACATCCTGCGTCGTAACTGTGCCATTAAGTGTCTGTACGCGATGCATTCCACTTAACGTTCGTATCTCAGATATACTATCAATATTACTCGACTCTGGTGCTATTAGCAGTATTTTCATAGTTCTCTTATCTTTGTGTATGGGGGGCCGAAGCCCCCCAATACATTTACTGTATCTTAGGCCAATTTGACGCGTCGTGCCATCGCATGAAGCTGAGGATACGGGACCAACGCAGCCATGAACCCTTCAATCATATACTCAAACGCACTCTTGCGAGTGGCCAGAGGAATGTAATTGAAGAAAGTCTCGGTGCGCTCGCCCAACGGACTCATCATACCAACAGACTGAAGGCCGCGCTGTGCATCCAGATCGACCAAGAAGATCGACTGTTCGCCAGTGGTAAGCGGCTTGACATTCGTGTTGGGAGTGTAAGTACCGTCATCAGTCCAAGTAGCAACATTCGTGCTAATTGCACCGTCAGAAGCATAGGTCTTGGCAGCAACCGTAGCCAGAAGGCCATGATTGTCAGTGCCAGTCGTTAAGGCTCGGTAAATCTTGTACAGCTTAGCATTCGCATCAGCCGTCCAAGTCAACACAACTTTGTTGTTCGTGGTCTCAGTCGTCGCACTATCTTCCGTGCCGTGCAACTGCTCACCAGCATCGGTGACGCTAGAAATGACGTAGAAATACTCATCATCGGCCAGCGATCCGCCAGCGCCCTTCGTCGCGGTGGCAGCAGGGGAAGTCGTGGTCACAGCAGGAGTTGCGTAGCTCGCAGGAAGCAGAGGAACGCCACGATAGCTGCTGAAGCGCAGGCCACCAGGAAATTCAACGCTATCTACGTTACGGGCAACACGCGTCTGCAAACCAGAAACCTTGCTGATCATCTCGTTGCTCATCAAGAATGCACGAGCATCGCGCTGTGCGGCGCGGTAGCTATTCACACGGTCAATCATGTTGTCCAGGTGAGTAAGCGTAACGACGCCATCAACATTCAAGATGTTTCCACCACTGGCCAAAGCGGTCTTGGCAGTAGAGTCTTCTTCCATCTGAGTGGCAAGGCCATTAATCTGATAGGTATCTATATCATTACCAAAAATGACCGACCATTCAACCATCTCAGCCAAACCCTCAAGGGAACCAATCAGTTCCGCCTGAAGCGCATTAACAAAGCGCTCGGAAACGGCCTGCTGGTATCCAGAGACACCACCCCACGTGCGCAGAATCTTGAGTTGCTGCGATTCACGCGTGTAGGTGCTGGACGAAGCGGTCGTTGCTGTCAGTTCGCCTTCGAACCATGCAGACGGAACAGCAGTTCGCTTCACATATTCGTGCGTTTTGCCTTCGGCTTGTTTCTTGGGCATCAGTTGCCACAGCGGGCTAAGACGACCAAGATATTCCATAATAACCGGATTCAGGTCTTCAGGAATCAGGTACTGACCAGAACCAGTGGTCTGTTGCAATGCTTTAGTCAGAGCATCCATTATTTATTCCTCCATTACATGCGACGCGCGGCGGTCAGAGCAAGCAGCTTGCTTAGCTCATCAGTCGGCATCGTTGATACATCCGCCTGCTTAGGCTCTTCATCGACCTTCTCGTTATGCACCGCAGCCTTGCGCTCAGATCGAGCAGCGGCCAGTTCAGCCACTATCGCGGAGACAACACCCTTGAGTTGTTCATCATTCAGAACAACAACAGTTTCTTTGGCACCGTCATCGGCAGATTTCTCTTCGACTTCCGGTTCCACGACAGGCTCTTCAGCCTCATCGACGGGTTTGTCATCTTCGACTTTTGGTTGCAATGCTTCCACGAGACGAGCGTCAAGATCGTCCAAGCGTTTGGAAATAGCTTCAATCGCTTTTGCGAGTTCAATTGCCTTATCGACATTTTCGCCTTCGGCCTCAACTTCAGCCTCGGCAACTACATCTTCAAGCTGCTCGTCTGCGGGCTGCTCATCGATAACCTCATCGGCCTCGACAGCTTTTTCCTCGACAGCAACTTCTTCTTCAGCAACAGGCTCAGCGACTTTATCCTCTGCCACGACTTCGATTTCCTCAGCCGCGACCTCTACATTTTTTTCGTCGCTCACAGTAACCTCCGATTGTGAATTTAATACATCAGATTCGTTGGACGCAATGTTGGTATCTTGTTTGACACCATTGCCGGAATCATCGACCGGCAATTCTTTTGTATTATCAGCGTGAATAGCATCGTACATTTCTTTTGTAACTACCACATCCACCGAACTATGCACAATACCGCTAAGCGTATCTAGTGCTTTCGGCTGGAAAATTGATGGTAGTACATCGGCCTGTACGCCACTACTTTTTTGACTATCCTGCACGCGAGCCTGCGGGTTTGCAGGACGATCAACAATGCTGACCTCCACCAAAGCCAATCCGGTGATTCTAAATATCTCACCGTATTCCCTAAACATATTAACAAGAGACATCGGCACGCCAGCCAAATCTTCCTCGTTCAAATTATCGAATCGAGTAAATTCACCCTTAGTGACTAGGATGCCAACGCTAAATGCCTTGTATACTTTATCTTGAACAAGTTGAAGTACATTTGTTCCAGATGCACTATTGCTAATCTTAGCAGCAATCCAATTCCACTCTGGAATACCAATTTTATCTGCAACACCAACGGCGTTTTCGTGCATCTCGCGGATTGTTCCCCAAGTGCGATAATCATCTAACGCCTCAAGCATTGCATTCTTATCGATCATATGCCCTTGCAAATCGAGTGTCGCGCTCGTGTAATACCCAGGAACAATTCGATTTTTAAGGTCAATGCCAGATTTCTGGATTCCACCGCTTGTCATTTTGTATAATTGTTGCATGTGCAATTCCTTTATCCATCTGCGGATTTTGCTTTGTTGCATTCCTCCAAAATGCCTTTAGCGGCAGCAACAGTAAATCCGGTAAACTTTTTGCGAAACACAGTATATTTATTCTCGCAAAGTTCAATCAAATCGTAACACGTAATATCGTATGTACCACCACCGAAATCAAGCAGATCGCCATACTCGTTTTCTTTCCATTGCTTTACAATGTCGTTTGCAACTTCTTCGGGCAGCACTTCGCTAACTAGCGTGCCGTGCTCCATATTCACAAAATGCAATCCATCGCTTCTCATCATGCCTCCTATTATACCATAGAATATCGGTTATGTCAATTTCCTACACGCCGAACCACTGCATCTGCAATCTCATTGATTAGCGCGGTAAGCCTATCTGATGCATACCAAATCTTTCGCCTGTCGCATTTTGGACACCTAATTACTATATCCGCTCCATCTGTATTAAACGAAACCGTAGAATCGCAATACAGTTGTCCAAACAAGACAAGGCCAAGAACCTCGCCGCATTCTCGATTTGCACATCTCCACTCCTTGGGCTTTCGCCCGCCCACATTGTCTTCCATTATTAATCATTCTCCTCATATGCCTTTATAGCGCGATCAAAGATTCCTTTGACTTCCTGAAAGTCTTTACCGACATCGATTAGTTGCCGTTGAACTTCCTGAAGTACTTCCTGGTCTATGTAGTCGCTTTTGAATTCTTTTTTCTCACGTTTACCATCTAGATACTGAAGATGTAGCCTGCGCCACAACCGTAAATCTGAAATCGCCATGTTACTTACACTTGTATCCTCATCTCGCGGTACGCGCTCAGGCTCACTAGGCTCTGTTTCATCTGGCTCGGTTTGCCCAGGGTTATCGTTCTCAGTCTTATCGCCTGTAGGGGAAACCATTTCACCATCTGTCATTTGAACCATATTCATAGGCGCATAGTAGTAATCGCCATCTGTCCGTGGGTCTTCGCCACGATGTTTGCGAATCTCGTTGGGACTGTAAATACCCCATTGCAGCATACGCATATCAATCGATGCTTGCTCGACAGCGTTGGTAATATCGGGTTGCTTGAACTGGAATTTCCAGCCACGTGCATCAAGCATTCTAACTATTACTTGATAATAAATATCATCTTCTAGTTTCCTAAATAGGGGTCGCAAGATGTTTTCATGGAATTCCCTGCGCGTCTCTCTGATGTTAGCTTTGTTTGCGCTAGATGTAATCCCAAGTTTATTTCCGTCAACACCAGTGACACCAAAGAATTCTTCCCTGTTGAAAGATCGACCATCCAGGTATGGAGCGTCTTCTGTATTTCTAGATTTTACCTGCTTGAAATCTGCGCCACCGCGAATAACAAGTGGATTGCGACCGAAATTTGTTGCTCCAGAATATCTCTCTTCGAGCAACGCTAAGAAGAAATCAAAGTCGTCATCGGACACTGACGGGTCAATCTGCCACAGGCCATTGTATGGAGCATTGACGTTCTCAAACAGCGACCTATAAGATACTGCCGCAAAAAGATCAGATGGTATTGTCGTATTTGCAAGTGTGGAATATGGGCTTTCGCCAGTAATCTTTCCGGTAATACCAGAATTATAGAAGTATGCAATTTCGTCTACCTGATACTCAATTGGGTCTCCTGCTCCCCACGGATAAAATAAAAATGCTGGATTCTCAAAGTATCCAGATTCATCAACTTGCGGTATAACAATTCCAGACAATACATCAAAGCCTATGGGGTCGTTGTTGCCATCTCGAACCATCTCCCATGCGGCATGACCAAACAAGCGATAAGAACCTACGGTTTGAGCCAGCTTATCAGGTAGAGACTGGAAATCTTTAATGTTGTCCCATGAGCGTTCACGATATTCAAAGAAATCCTCGACAGCTTTACGCTTACGTTTAGATTGATCGTTTGCATATCGTTCTACAGGAACAATCGACCACCCAGAACCAACGACAGATCGCGAAATCGCATCTACAGTAGCGAATGTCCACGAATGCTCGTGCGCTGCCTGAGCCAACAGCTTCAACATGTCTATATGCGTGATATCCTTACTGCCAGAAAACAGGTTGCTGCCTATTTTCTTAATGCCGATATCCATGCCTTTCTTCGCTGGGGTGTATATTTTCATTTTACGTGAACCTCGCTAGGCTAATGGGGTTATCTGTTGCTATTACCAGATAACGTTCGTGCTTCAATATAGCGCGCAGTTGCGCTTCGAGTTTCGCAACCTGATCCTCATCGACACTCTCTGGAACAACCAAAATCACGCTATCGTTCGATCCCATTATGCACACCTGACTAATTAAAGATTGCGTAAAACGCATCGTCAATTGATCTACAATATCTTGGTTGTCTACGTCAAGCAAATACCTTACTACGACATCGATTATCCATTGCTTAATTGCTCTCATCTCGCTATCCCCTTAAACCTTCTCGTTGAATCCCTGACTCTCGTCAATGCCCTACGCAGAACATAAGGATTATTATTGAATTGCTCGGTTACAACCTCTTCATCATCGGAATCGCTTTGTTTCGGTTCACCAAGTCTAGTAATTCTAAAACCTGAAGATGATGTCGCAAGATCAACAGCGACATTCAGGTAGTTGATTGCATGTGCAAAGTGATCTGGGCCAGAATGCACCCACGCAACTTCTGTTTTCTCTCCGCCCATTTTAGTATTGGTAAGAACCTCATCCCTACGCATACTAGCCAAATGCGATACAGCCAGCCGCAACTCATTTGTTAGGTTTGTCTTATCGCCATATAATGCAATCTCGCCAGCGTTGATCTTCTCATATAAATAATCGAACGCTATAGACCTGTTAATCTCAACTCGAAAACCCAAAGCGTTTTCTTTGTATACATCCGGAGTTTGCGTATAGAATGCCATTAACGCTCTTCCACCACGATAGAAACTGGCAAACGAGTTAGCTGAATGTCTATTCGGCAGCCCATCGATAACTGCTTGTTGTATGCCAAATCTGTCCATCAAAACATACAACTCGTCAAACCCACGTTCAAGCGGTATAACATCCATGTATACAATTTCAATTGTATCGCCAACCGCTTTACCTATGACAACGTGAATATCGTTGCCCTGGTCAGCACCCATAAAGTATCCGCTACCAGCGTATTCCTTGCCGTGTGTATTACGTATACACTTATCGTAAATAAGCTGTCTGGTAATCGATCCAGTTGACTGAGTGTACGGCTTGCCAAGACGAAGATTGTAAAAGTTCTTCGTCCTCATCGTCTTTGAATCTTCCCATAGGCTGCTGGGAGGTATTGACGTTACCATCATCTGAGAAACTGCATACCCGCTAATATCACGGCCGGGGTGATCTGCAATCCACGATCCGCTTTGTACGATGTCTGGAGTAAACTCCCTATCGCATTGACCGCAAGCGTACCATGTTTCTCCACCAGAGTTACGAATGTTATTATCCCAAATTAATTCTTGCTCGTGGTTGCACCGTGGGCACTTTATAATCCACCGTTTCTTATCGCTCTTATCAAACAAAGAGTCAATGCCAAATCCATTGACGGTTGGCGTCGATATTCTCCAATGTATCTTATATTCAGAGGCATCTAGACGTGCGATGTACTGCTCAAGGTTGTCTTGGTTAGACATATCAATCTCGTCATTGACCAGACAATCAACATCAAGCATACGTGGCGTTACGCTAGATTCCATAAAGTGCAAATATGAATCGCCATACACCTTAAAGCGAACGTTATCCGATGAGCCTATCATACTGGATAACAATGGACTATCTCTAAACATAGATGAAACGCGGCCGTTTACAAGGTCATATACATCATCTTGCCTTGGCAGCGTATACATAACACGCACTGGATGGTAATGTGCAAAATGCAACATCTTGCATAGCATAAGCGTTGTCATTCCGATTTGAGTCGGTTTAATAACAACTATCTCTCTAGAGTTATCATCAAAAATTGCCGCTTGCCATTTTCTATGTTGAAAATCCCACGGCGCTCGCTTTGGCAATCTGACATTCCTAGATGACCAAATCATTGGTGATGCTTTTTCGTATTCTGCCAGATCAATTGTCTTATCGCTCATCTATTCTAAACACCGTCCTATATTCTTCTTGCGAAAGACCATGCTTACGATTGGTATGCCCAAATAAATCAACAAACCAGCCGCCGCATATATGGCACTGACGAGTATCAGATTCATCATCGTAATTTATAACGCCATAATCCGTTTCCGGGTGGCAAGAATACGATGGATGCGTTTCTATATATTCGCCTTCTATATACTCTTCGCCCTTGTCAAGTTCGGTAATTCGCGCAGCTATTGCATCAATAGAGCCAGTAGAAATGAACAGTTGTGGTGTAAACGAATTGCCAGATGCCGATCCACTATCATCACTACGTTCAAGCACAAACCTAGCCATGCGCGCTATCTCGCGTCTCTCTTGGTCAAAAGCCTTTGAGTAATCTTGACTTAGAATCTCCAGTGCCTTATCTAAAGCAAGTGTTCGCGTCTGCTCGATAATCTTTTTACTCTGTTCTACAGCAGATTCACGAGCATATATAATCGCATCATTAAAAATAGAATCTTCGCTGAGCCAATTATTTATCGTATCCAATGAAACACCTACAGAGCTAGATACGATTTGAGCCGGTATTCCATGTCCGAGAAGTTGAACAGCGCGCATCTGTTTGTATGTTAAACCGTTGTATCTTGCGGCTAATTCTTCAATACTTCTTTTAATTAAATCGTTCGACATATATCAATTCTCCTATCTATATTATACACCATAAATGGTTTTATGTCAATTTACTGTACACGCACCCGATCGTTTGACCAACTAATCTATGTGTGGTATAATAGGAGAATGCACATAATTTTAAGTCTCGCACAAACCGCTTAGGCGGATTTTCTAATTTTTAGGGCAACAATATCAACAGTGTATCGGGGGAATCGCTAATGCTATCTTTTCATCTTGACCATGAGTTTGTAGATCGATATCGAGATCGTCCAGAGCCATTTGGGTTTGGCTCTCTTGGGGCTGTGACATTTTATCGCACGTATGCTAGGGTAAAACCTGATGGTAATCTAGAATCTTGGGCAGACGCTTGCGAGAGAATTATCAATGGAATGTACACAATACAGAAAGATTACGCATCGGAACATGGTGTACCGTGGTCAGATGATAAAGCAAAAGAGTCAGCACACGAGGCATACGATAGACTGTTTAACTTGAAGTGGAGTCCACCAGGACGCGGATTGTATCATATGGGTGCCCCATCAGTACATGAGCGTAATATGGTAGAGGCAACGAACAATTGCGCGTTCACCAGCACGCAATCAATTCGAGATCACAAAGGCCATATCTTTGAGTGGGTCATGGAGATGTTGATGCTCGGCGTTGGTGTTGGATTTGATATTCGTGGCGCTGGCCTAGTAGAGATTGTTAAGCCACGAGATACCGATCTCAATATATTTGTCATACCTGACAGCCGAGAAGGATGGGCAGATTCGATAGGCCGACTCGTGTCGTCCTACATACCGAATGGCGATGTCCAGCACGCCGTAACATTCGACTACTCTTTGATTCGCCCAAAGGGTTCGTTAATCCGCGGATTTGGCGGGGTGGCTAGTGGATATGAACCTTTGGAGTGGCTTCACGATAAGGTTCGTACAATTTTGGACGATGCACATGGAGATCGCATTTCCGGTAGAATCATCACTGACATCATGAATATGATTGGCGTTGTAGTTGTTGCCGGTAACGTGCGGAGAAGCAGCGAAATTGCCCTTGGAAGTCCATTCGATACTGAGTTCGCTAATCTTAAAAATTACACGCAGAATCCAGAACGCAAGGAGTGGGGATGGTCTTCAAACAATAGCGTGTTTGCTAACGTTGGCATGGATTACAAGCCGTTTGTTGAAAGAATTATGGATAATGGCGAGCCTGGATTCGTGTGGTTAGAAAACGCGAATAAGTATGCTCGTATGAACGGCATTGAAGATCATCGTGACTTAGCTACTGGAGTTAATCCATGCTTCCGTGGCGATACGCTTATACGCACCAAGAACGGAGATGTACCCATTGTTGATTTGGTTGGAGAGACCGCCGATATATGGGACGGTAGCCAGTGGGTTGCGATTGACAACTTTAGGGTAACTGGAACCAACCAAAAAGTATTGCGAATTGAGCTTCAAGATGGAACAGAGCTATTTGTTACGCCATACCACACAATGGTTCTTGACGATGGCACTTCTCGACAGGCGAAAGATATTGTAGCTGGCGATAAACTACAATCATCTACTGCCCCGGAGTCTCATGGAGATTTAGATGTTGCAGGCGCATATGTAAAAGGATTTATGCTTGGAGATGGTACTTCTCATGGGACTGTACCGGCGCTATGGTTATACGATACAAAAAAAGTATGTGCCGAGAAAATCGTGCAATCGTTGTCCGAGATTCCTGCACGCGATGGAAGAAGCGACATGATTAGCGAGCCAAACTATACGGATGGCGAATACAGCAATGGTCGCTCGGTGGTTGTGATCCAAGGATTACGCGCTAGAGATTATGATATTATGCCGTGGGCAACAACATATAAAGATAAACTTCCGTTTGAGGTATTTGGGTGGAATAGAAAATCGAAACTAGAGTTAATTGCTGGAATCTTCGATTCCGATGGCACGGCATTTGATACGAATAATGGATTTGGATATCAACTTTCATCTGTACGCCGCGAGTTTCTATTAGATGTACAAACACTACTAAAGTCAATCGGAGTACATTCAAAACTTGCCATGTCGCACGAGGCAGGAATACGCGATTTTGGCGATGGTTATGGAGAATATAAAGCTAAAGAATGCTGGCGTTTATCTATTGCTCAACACGCAAGCATCGTTTTGTCTAACCAGATACAGTTTGCCAGATTGGATAACTTACACCTGACGTGTAAGACAACATATCAATATACGTTAAAATGGAATACAGTTGTCAAGATAGAGCCTGCTGGAACAGAGGACAAAGTGTATTGTTGTACTGTACCTACGAGCCATCGAATCTCGTTGTCTTGCGGGATTGAGACTGGACAGTGCGGCGAGCAGTTTTTGTACGGATGGTCGCCCGCTGGTGTTGGCGGTGAGCTATGCGTAGCTGGCGATACGCAAATACAAACAGAAGATGGTATATTCCGAATCTCCGACTTGGTTAATAAGCGCGTTAAGATTTGGAACGGAGAAGAGTGGTCTGAGGTTACTCCATTTTTGGCTGGAACCGGAAGCCTTTACAGGGTGACACTATCGGATGGTTCGTACTTAGATGCGACCCCAAAACACGAATGGATTGCAAAAACAAAAACCCAGGCTAAGTATCGAACGCACACGACGGATTCCCTCGAAGTCGGAATGGTTCTTCCGAAATTCGAAGTAATAGATTCTGGCGGAACCAGTGACAAACACGCATACGAGCTTGGGTGGTTTACTGGTGACGGATATATAGATGACAACAGAAAAGCACTGGCGGTTATTCAGGAGAACGAATATTTTATAGGACAAGATGCTGGCTGGAATATGTGGAAAGAGCAGCATCCTGCTGGATATTCACGTCCGTTCCGCAGGGTAAACTTTAGCGGGGAAATCGATATGGATACTGCGGTTCAACTGCGAGATCATGACGCCGGTCTTGCTAGTCGAATCATGCGTATGGACGCAGATGGTATTTCCGAGTTCATGGGTGGGTGGATAGATGCAGATGGTTCAATAGCTAAAAACCCCAACACGCAACATTATGTGTTGTATGGGTCAGAACAAAAGCTGAGAGATGCGCAAATACTATTGCGGAGAATCGGGGTAAACCACGCTACAATACGATTGTTGTCGCCAACTGGGACAATCACGAATTATGGACGAAGAAATTACGATTTGTGGCGAATGTTTATCCCTAGCTACGAGTGCAGTAAAATAAAAACAAGGCTAAAGGTTATCGAGCGGTTTGGCTCTGAATATCAAGAAAACCATGCCCATAAAAATTCAAAGCCGATCAGCAGGGCAAAACGACAACGGGTTGTAAGCATCAAATTAATCTCGGACAGCGAGCCAACATATTGTTTCAACGAGCCGATGCGACATATGGGTGTATTTGGAAACGTAATCACGAAGCAATGCACCCTTGTAGAGTTGTACCCGAATCGACACGATTCCTTCTACGATTTCGCACGTAGTATTAAGTTTGCATACTTGTACGGGAAGTCCATTACGCTTCTCAGCGAGAAAATTGCACATCCTGGTACGCGACAGCTTATGATGCAGAATCGTCGCATTGGCCTATCGATGACTGGCATCGCTCAGTTTGTCGCATCGCGTGGCATGGGAACACTTGTCAAGTGGGCAGAGGATGGTTATTCATACGTCAAGCACTACGATAAGAGATATAGCAACTGGTTCGGCGTCAATGAGAGCGTGCGCGTCACGACCGTCAAGCCATCTGGAACGGTATCTCTGGTTGCCGGTGCGACACCAGGGGTTCACCATCCTGTTGCTGAATATTACATTCGTCGTGTGCGATTCTCGGATAATAGCCACTTGGCAGAACGTTTACGAGAAGCAGGTGTTCATATCGAGATAGATGATTATTCGCCAAATACGGTTGTGGCTGAATTCCCAATCCATGCCGGAGACAATCTGCGCCGTGCTAAAGATTTGACTATTTGGGAACAGTTTAATCTTGCGGCCATGATGCAACGCCATTGGTCTGACAATAGTGTGTCAGTTACAATCAGCGTCAACCCCGAATCGACAACGGCACAGGAATTGTCGATTGCGCTAGACCACTACCAGCACTCTCTGAAATCAGTTTCAATGTTGCCAGAAGTTAGCGGCGGCGCGTACACCCAGATGCCATACGAGGAAATCAATGAAGTTCGCTACGGCTTAATGGAAATGAAAATTGATTATTCGAAACTAAAGAATTTGAATATTAAAAACGTAGCTCCGGTAGATAGACTGGTAGATGCTTACTGCGATGGAGATGCATGTCAAATTCCGTTTGTTAAATAGACCATAGATAACTTTACATAATGCGTCGTTGCTGGCTGCACACTTGACATAATAGCGTCACATAGCCATATGGCATATTTTGACGTATGGCTATGTGCGTGCTATAATGTCAACAGTAAAACGCGCCACATAGCGCACAGATGAGCTTATCTATGGAGGATAATGTGCAGATACCATATAGTTACGTTCCAAATGGAGTGCCCAGAGATGAAGCAACGAGAGGTATACTGACTCTCAACATATCTGGAACGATAAAGGGGTTCGTCGGTATACACATCAAGGGAGAAGAGGTGCTGGCCAAATATCGCGATTCGGAAACGGCACTGATAATGAACTTTCAGATTGCAGGAGATACCGTACTCAGCTACGATTCTGTATGGATGTACCGCGATTTCTACACTGGAAAGTTGGTTATCGCTAACGAAATTGCAACCACTGGCACCAACATGTACTTTCATCGGCTTAGCAAGAACCTGCTCGATGCGCTTGGAAGAAGAACTGATATCCGTAATGGAGTGCAATCTACAGTACATCTGCTGTTCGACGCGCCTAAGCATCACAGTAATGTATACAGGGTCATGGATGCAAGATCGTTTGAGCCAGATGGGGAAACGACAGGATGGCGAAGTAGCCTAGACTCTGCAATCGCAAGAGGTATGAAATACAGGCTGTTTATCAATCGCAATCCGGAAACCGAATATCCTCTTGTTGTGTCTCTGGACAGATCGGTGGATGCAACACAATACATATGGCATCCGGTGGAGAATTTGAACGTGCCGGTGTATCACAACATCCTGGTTTCTGCTAGGTTTGCCAGTGATAAGCTGTGTGAATCCCGTTCGATTCCAGCCTCTGAGATTCTAGACAGAATTGCAGCACTTGGGATGGAAGAACCAGACTGGAAAGAATGATTTTTGTGTGGCGATGCTGTCGTGGGCATGTATCGTTGGTTCGATTCCAGCCGCCACAAATTGACACTGTTCTATTGAGGTTAGTCAGTTGTCGTAGCCGAAGTGGATATTATTCAGAAAGGAAACACAACGCTGAACTTCCACTTCGCGCTTGGGGATATAGCTCAATTGGCAGAGCAGCAGGCTCATAACTTGTTGGTTGATGGTTCAAATCCATCTGTCCCCACAGCCCTGTTCGTTGGAGTAGTAAATTTGTCTACCTCCTTTAGGATGCATTTGGATAAGTCTCGCCGTTATAGTGGTTTAGTACATCGGTTGACGGCTACAGAGAAATCTGGTTCAACCGATTGACCAGCGAACAGGGTATATCTCGTGCGTGTAGTTGAGTCGGAACAACATCGAGCGGACGCGCCGAAGACATGGGTTCGAGTCCCATCACGTACACTGATGTCAAATGGCCCGGATAGTTTATTTTTTTTTGCGTATCCAATTTTAGACAAGGAAATTGATATGCTAACAGTAATATGGGATCAAAAATCGCCGGTGTGCGATGAACACGCAATGGATTTCGCTGATTCGATAGTAGATAGCGATATCGTACTCCAGAACAAATCGGTTCATGTATCTAACGATTGCGTATTGCTCGCAATTCGATTGCGCGCCCTACAGTTGGATGTTGCCGACTACGTTCAGGTTGATATCAATGGCTCTATACATCGATGCAATAGGTATGGCAACGTTAAAAACAGTGGTGCGCTGATTGATATTCCGTTTGATATTGGCATGGATTTAATTAGGCTGCAAGTGAAAAAGCGTAAACAATCAATAACAAGGGGAAATAATGCTTAGGCTAGTGTGGGATGGAAGGACGAGCATTCCGGATATTCAAGCATCGAACACCGCAAAGAAGCTGGTAAGCAACGATATCAAGAATGTAGATGTTATCTACTACTTTGCGAATCGTTTTCTGGTCGATGCCGTGATCACCGAGCTGCTCCAACAGGGAAAAGAGATGTTCGCTACTGTTGAGGTCATGGATGAACAGTATACCATCAGCGAAGATGGAATACTGGTTGGCCTCATGTCGATGCACCATATATTCGATGCGG